GAGCTATTCAAAATTCACTTCCAGTCAGGCGGCGCTAATTCAGATATCACGATCCGCACACTTGAAGCGGTGCGTAAATCTAAGGAAGCGTTAGACCTGTTCACTACCGGAGCATAAACATGGCAACTCAAGGTTTCGACAACCCATCCAAATTCCGCGATGAATGGGATAAGCAAGCAGAAGGGAAATAATCAATATGGCGACTGAGAAAAAGAATGTCGGTCGCCCTTCGGATTACCTGCCGGAGGTGGCTGATGATATCTGTGCGCTGCTTGCCTCCGGGGAAAGTCTGGTTAAGGTTTGCAAGCGCCCCGGCATGCCAGCAAAGGCTACTGTATTTCGCTGGCTGTCAGAGCATGACGACTTTAGAGACAAGTACGCGAAGGCAACTGAGGCGCGAGCTGATTCTATTTTCGAAGAGATATTCGAAATTGCTGACACTGCGATTCCAGATGCTGCTGAGGTGGCAAAGGCAAGACTTCGCGTTGATACCCGCAAATGGGCGCTGGCCCGAATGAATCCCCGTAAGTATGGCGACAAGGTAACTAACGAGCTTGTCGGCAAAGACGGCGGCGCAATCCAGATTGAAACATCACCGATGAGCACTCTATTCGTAAAATGACCTCGATTAATCCTATCTTTGAACCGTTCATTGAGGCGCATCGCTACAAAGTTGCCAAAGGCGGTCGAGGTAGCGGTAAATCATGGGCAATAGCGAGGCTGCTTGTTGAGGCGGCGCGTCGGCAGCCTGTGCGTATTCTCTGCGCTCGTGAACTGCAAAACAGTATCAGCGATTCGGTAATCCGGTTGCTTGAAGATACCATCGAGCGTGAAGGGTATTCGGCTGAGTTTGAAATTCAGCGTTCAATGATTCGTCATCTCGGAACGAATGCTGAGTTCATGTTCTACGGCATCAAAAACAACCCGACGAAGATTAAATCGCTCGAAGGCATTGATATCTGCTGGGTGGAAGAAGCGGAAGCGGTAACGAAGGAATCATGGGATATCCTGATACCAACCATCCGCAAGCCATTTTCCGAAATATGGGTGAGCTTCAACCCGAAAAACATCCTCGACGATACCTATCAGCGATTCGTAGTAAACCCTCCCGATGATATCTGTCTGCTGACGGTGAACTACACCGACAACCCGCATTTTCCTGAAGTTCTCCGTCTGGAGATGGAAGAGTGTAAACGCAGAAATCCGACACTGTATCGTCACATCTGGCTGGGTGAGCCGGTAAGCGCAAGTGATATGGCAATCATCAAACGTGAATGGCTTGAAGCCGCAACCGATGCGCACAAGAAACTCGGATGGAAAGCGAAAGGCGCTGTTGTTTCTGCGCATGACCCATCAGATACAGGGCCAGATGCTAAAGGTTATGCATCGCGTCACGGTTCGGTAGTTAAGCGCATTGCCGAAGGTCTGCTGATGGACATCAACGAGGGTGCTGACTGGGCTATTTCGCTGGCGATTGAAGACGGCGCTGACCATTACCTGTGGGATGGCGATGGTGTCGGTGCAGGGCTACGCAGACAGACAACGGAAGCGTTCTCCGGCAAGAAAATCACCGCCACGATGTTCAAGGGCAGCGAATCGCCATTCGATGAAGATGCGCCATATCAGGCCGGAGCATGGGCTGATGAAGTCGTACAGGGCGACAACGTTCGCACTATTGGCGATGTGTTCCGCAATAAGCGAGCGCAATTCTATTACGCGCTGGCTGACAGGCTGTATCTGACATATCGGGCGGTTGTTCACGGTGAGTATGCAGACCCAGACGACATGCTGAGTTTCGACAAAGAAGCGATAGGCGAGAAGATGCTGGAGAAGCTGTTTGCAGAACTGACGCAGATTCAGCGCAAATTCAATAACAACGGGAAGCTGGAGCTTATGACTAAGGTCGAAATGAAGCAGAAGCTCGGTATTCCATCTCCTAACCTGGCTGATGCGCTGATGATGTGCATGCATTGCCCGGCATTGGTCCGCGAAGAAACAGAAATATACGTTCCCTCATCCTCCGGTTGGTAAACATGGCAGAGACATTAGAGAAAAAACATGAGCGGATCATGCTCAGGTTTGACCGCGCCTATTCTCCACAGCAGGAAGTGCGCGAAAAGTGCATTGAAGCTACGAGGTTTGCTCGTGTCCCCGGAGGTCAATGGGAAGGAGCAACGGCGGCTGGAACTAAGCTTGATGAGCAGTTCGAGAAGTATCCTAAGTTTGAAATCAACAAGGTAGCAACTGAACTTAACCGCATCATTGCAGAATACCGCAATAACAGAATCACAGTTAAGTTTCGTCCTGGTGACAGAGAGGCAAGCGAAGAGTTAGCCAATAAATTAAATGGTCTGTTCCGTGCTGACTACGAAGAAACTGATGGCGGTGAGGCTTGCGATAATGCATTTGACGACGCTGCTACTGGTGGTTTCGGTTGCTTCCGTTTGACGTCGATGCTGGTCAATGAATACGACCCCATGGACGATCGTCAGCGTATTGCTATTGAACCAATATACGACCCGTCGCGCTCTGTGTGGTTTGACCCTGACGCTAAGAAGTACGACAAATCTGACGCGTTGTGGGCGTTCTGCATGTATTCGTTGTCACCTGAAAAATATGAGGCTGAATACGGAAAGAAACCTCCTGCTTCTCTGGATGTAACGTCTATGACCAGTTGGGAATATGACTGGTTTGATGCAGATGTTATTTACATAGCGAAGTATTACGAAGTTCGTAAAGAGTCTGTTGACGTCATCAGTTATAGACATCCAATCACTGGAGAGATTGCAACATACGACAGTGATCAGGTTGAAGATATTGAAGATGAACTGGCAATAGCTGGATTTCAGGAAGTGGCAAGGCGCTCAGTGAAGCGCCGTCGTGTGTATGTATCCGTAGTGGATGGTGATGGTTTCCTTGAGAAACCCCGACGTATTCCTGGTGAGCATATCCCCCTCATCCCGGTTTATGGAAAACGCTGGTTCATTGATGACATTGAGCGTGTCGAAGGACATATTGCAAAAGCAATGGATCCACAGCGTTTGTATAACCTTCAGGTATCAATGCTGGCTGATACTGCCGCGCAAGACCCCGGTCAGATCCCTATAGTTGGCATGGAGCAAATTCGTGGACTTGAGAAGCACTGGGAGGCTCGCAACAAGAAACGCCCAGCGTTCTTGCCGTTGCGCGAAGTGAGAGATAAATCTGGCAACATTATCGCTGGAGCTACCCCCGCAGGATATACACAGCCTGCGGTTATGAATCAGGCATTGGCTGCATTACTACAGCAAACCAGTGCTGATATTCAGGAGGTTACAGGCGGCAGTCAGGCCATGCAGCAGATGCCAAGTAATATTGCTCAGGAAACGGTTAACAACTTGATGAACAGAGCAGATATGGCTTCGTTTATCTATCTGGACAATATGGCGAAAAGTCTTAAACGCGCTGGTGAAGTATGGCTGTCAATGGCGCGTGAAGTGTACGGTTCAGAGCGTGAAGTGCGCATCGTTAACGAAGATGGAAGTGATGATATCGCTGTCCTGAGCGCACAGGTTGTTGACAGGCAAACAGGGGCTGTTGTTGCTTTAAATGACCTTTCTGTCGGTCGATACGATGTGACGGTTGATGTTGGACCAAGCTACACAGCACGACGTGATGCAACGGTTTCTGTACTGACAAATGTCCTTAGCTCTATGCTTCCAACAGACCCAATGCGCCCGGCAATTCAGGGTATTATTCTGGACAATATCGATGGCGAAGGCCTTGATGACTTCAAAGAGTACAACCGAAACCAACTGCTGATATCTGGTATTGCAAAACCACGCAATGAGAAAGAGCAGCAGATTGTTCAACAGGCGCAAATGGCAGCACAAAGCCAGCCAAATCCTGAAATGGTTCTCGCTCAGGCGCAAATGGTAGCAGCGCAGGCAGAAGCGCAAAAAGCAACTAACGAAACTGCTCAAACTCAAATCAAAGCATTTACTGCCCAGCAGGATGCGATGGAGAGTCAGGCAAACACTGTCTATAAACTGGCCCAAGCCAGAAACATCGATGACAAAGCAGTGATGGAGGCAATACGCCTTCTGAAAGATGTCGCCGAGTCACAACAACAGCAATTCCAGTCTCCACCACAGTCTCCGGCAGACTTAATGCCGAGTTAACCAGGAGTAATCAATGGAAAACGAACTGATCATCGACGGTCAGGTTATTGGCCTGTCTGAAACACAGGAAAATGCAGAAGAAACCATCATCCAAACAGAGTCACAGCCTGAGAATGAAAGTCAGGATGACAACGGTAAAGAGGTGGCAACTGAGCCTGAAAAAACCGAAGAGACACCAGAAGATTACGCCTTGCGTATTGGTGATGAAGAAATTCAGCTTAACGCTGACGATGATGATCACATTGACGGGCAACCTGCACCGCAATGGGTGAAAGATCTTCGCAAAGGCTTCAAAGAAACACAGAAAGAAAACCGTGAGTTGCGCCGCCAGCTTGAGGAAGCATTAGCCAAGCCTGCGGAACATCAGCAACCACAACCAGACGCTATTCCACCAAAACCGACTCTTGAGTCGTGTGATTATGACGAACAGGCGTTTGAACAGGCATTGACTGATTGGCATGAGAAAAAAGGCCGTGTCGAACAGCAGCAGCAACAAAAACTACGTCAGCAACAGGAATACCAACAGCGTTTCCAGCAAAGGGTAGAAGCGCATAAACAACGGGCAGCCAAACTTCCTGTGAAAGATTATCAGGAAATGGAGGCCATTGTTCTTAGTGAGCTACCACCAATTCAGCAGGAAATCATCATTCACTGTGCAGACGAAGGCTCTGAACTACTCGCCTATGGCTTAGGTAAGAGCCAGCAATTACGCCAGCGTGTAGCCGCTGAGACAGATCCAATTCGCGCAGCATTCCTCTTGGGGCAGATTAGCAAACAGGTAAGCCTTGCTCCAAAACCAAAGAAAGCCATCAAGCCAGAGCCGGAAGTACGTGGTGGCGGTGCTGATGCGAAACAAGACGAATTCAACAAATTATGCCCCGGCGCAAAAATCGAATAAGGAAAAGATAAATGCCTAACAATCTCGACAGTAACGTCAGTCAAATCGTTCTGAAAAAATTCCTTCCGGGTTTTATGTCAGATTTAGTTCTGGCGAAAACCGTAGACCGTCAGTTGCTGGCAGGTGAAATCAACTCCAGCACTGGCGATAGCGTTAGCTTTAAACGTCCGCATCAATTCTCATCCCTCCGTACTCCCACTGGTGATATTTCAGGGCAAAATAAAAACAACCTGATCTCAGGTAAAGCTACGGGGCGTGTAGGTAACTACATCACTGTTGCTGTTGAATATCAGCAACTGGAGGAAGCGATCAAGCTTAACCAACTGGAAGAAATTCTCGCGCCGGTTCGCCAGCGAATCGTTACCGACCTTGAAACAGAGCTTGCTCACTTCATGATGAATAACGGTGCGTTGTCACTTGGTAGCCCCAATACTCCAATCACCAAATGGTCTGATGTTGCGCAGACGGCATCTTTCCTGAAAGACCTCGGCGTTAATGAAGGTGAAAACTATGCTGTAATGGATCCATGGTCTGCACAGCGACTTGCTGATGCGCAGACTGGTTTGCACGCTTCAGATCAATTGGTTCGTACTGCATGGGAGAATGCGCAGATTCCAACCAATTTTGGCGGCATTCGCGCACTGATGTCTAATGGGCTTGCCTCTCGTACGCAGGGGGCATTTGGCGGAACACTGACAGTCAAAACACAGCCAACTGTTACCTATAACGCAGTTAAAGACTCATACCAGTTCACTGTAACATTGACTGGGGCGACAACCAGCGTTACAGGTTTCCTGAAAGCTGGTGATCAGGTTAAATTCACCAATACCTACTGGCTGCAACAGCAGACCAAACAGGCTTTGTATAACGGAGCCACACCAATTAGCTTCACTGCAACGGTTACTGCTGATGCTGATTCAGACGGCAGTGGCGATGTGACGGTTACGCTTTCTGGTGTTCCGATTTATGACACTACAAACCCGCAGTACAACTCTGTAAGTCGTCAGGTAGCGGCAGGAGATGCCGTATCTGTAGTAGGCACTGCTAGCCAGACAATGAAGCCAAACCTGTTCTATAACAAGTTCTTCTGTGGACTTGGCTCTATCCCACTGCCGAAACTGCACAGTATTGATTCTGCTGTTGCAACATATGAAGGTTTCTCCATCCGCGTACATAAATACGCAGATGGCGATGCCAACGTGCAAAAAATGCGCTTTGACTTACTGCCTGCATATGTGTGCTTTAACCCTCACATGGGCGGTCAGTTCTTCGGTAATCCGTAATAACAAGGGGCTTACGCCCCTTTTATGTTTTAAGGAAACAATATGGATCGCATGAGTGTATTCCTTGCCGCAGATAACGAATCCGGGCATGTACAGGCCGTTATCGCAGAAAAAGACTTCCAGTTTTTCGAAAAGTTGGGCTTTGTTGCCTCAGTTGATGAATTGAAACCGACCAGTAAGCGAGTTCGCAAGGCGGCAGACAATGGCAACAGTACTGACAAAGGGTGAGATCGTCCTTTTTGCGCTTCGTAAGTTTGCTATTGCTTCTAATGCATCGCTGACTGATGTTGAGCCGCAATCAATTGAAGATGGTGTAAATGATCTGGAAGATATGATGTCCGAGTGGATGATTAACCCCGGCGACATTGGTTACGCTTTCGCAACTGGAGATGAGCAGCCATTACCAGATGATGAGTCAGGTCTTCCAAGAAAATACAAACACGCAGTAGGCTATCAGTTATTGCTGAGAATGCTATCTGATTACAGCCTTGAGCCAACTCCGCAAGTTCTCAGTAACGCCCAACGCTCATATGATGCCTTGATGACCGACACTCTGGTTGTTCCTTCAATGCGACGACGTGGAGATTTTCCTGTAGGACAGGGTAATAAATATGACGTGTTTACATCTGACCGATATTATCCAGGCGATCTCCCTCTGATTGATGGCGATATCCCAAACGCATAGGTGAATAAATGCCTATTCAGCAACTTCCGCTTATGAAAGGTGTCGGCAAAGACTTTAGAAACGCCGACTATATCGACTATCTGCCAGTGAATATGTTGGCTACACCCAAAGAAATCCTGAACAGCAGCGGATATCTTCGCTCATTCCCGGGCATTGCCAAACGCTCTGATGTAAACGGCGTATCGCGCGGAGTTGAGTACAACATGGCGCAGAATGCTGTTTATCGCGTGTGTGGTGGCAAACTGTATAAGGGCGAAAGTGAGGTCGGTGATGTTGCCGGAAGTGGTCGCGTATCAATGGCGCATGGTCGAACATCACAGGCGGTAGGCGTTAACGGGCAACTGGTCGAATACCGCTATGATGGCACGGTTAAAACCGTCTCAAACTGGCCTGCAGACAGCGGGTTCACGCAGTATGAGTTAGGTTCGGTTCGTGACATTACTCGCTTACGTGGGCGTTATGCGTGGTCAAAAGACGGCACGGATTCATGGTTTATCACTGACCTTGAAGACGAATCGCATCCTGACCGTTACAGCGCACAATATCGCGCAGAATCGCAGCCGGACGGCATCATCGGCATAGGAACATGGCGAGACTTCATCGTCTGCTTTGGTTCATCAACGATTGAATATTTCTCCCTGACTGGTGCAACCACCGTTGGTGCTGCTTTGTATGTCGCCCAGCCATCGTTAATGGTGCAGAAAGGTATCGCTGGAACCTACTGCAAAACGCAGTTCGCTGATTCGTATGCGTTCATCAGCAATCCGGCAACAGGTGCGCCGTCTGTATACATCATCGGATCCGGTCAGGTGTCACCAATCGCCAGCGCGAGCATTGAGAAAATCCTCCGCTCCTACACTGCTGATGAACTGGCTGATGGTGTGATGGAATCGCTGCGGTTTGATGCTCATGAGTTGCTGATTATCCATCTTCCGCGCCATGTCCTCGTATACGACGCATCTTCAAGCGCCAATGCTCCGCAATGGTGTGTACTGAAAACAGGTCTGTATGACGATGTGTACCGCGCTATCGACTTCATTTACGAAGGCAATCAGATAACGTGCGGCGATAAGCTGGAATCGGTTACTGGCAAATTGCAGTTCGATATCAGCAGCCAGTATGGGCTTCAACAGGAACACCTGCTGTTTACTCCACTGTTCAAAGCGGATAACGCCAGATGCTTCGATCTGGAGGTGGAATCATCCACTGGCGTAGCTCAGTACGCCGACCGCCTGTTCCTCTCTGCAACCACTGACGGCATAAATTACGGTCGTGAGCAGATGATTGAGCTGAATGAACCGTTCGTTTACGACAAACGCGTTTTGTGGAAGCGAGTTGGGCGCATCAGGAAAAATGTCGGCTTCAAATTGCGCGTTATCACGAAGTCACCTGTCACTCTGTCTGGCTGCCAGATAAGGATTGAGTAATGGTTGATTCATCACTGAATGATCCTGTCGTGGTTCAGGCTACGCGCCTTGATGCTTCAATTTTGCCACGCAATATATTCAGCCAGTCTTACCTGCTGTATGTCATAAATCAGGGAGCTGATGTCGGTGCAATTGCTGGGAAGGCAAATCAGGCTGGTCAGGGCGCTTACGATGCCCAGGTAAAAAACGATGAACAGGACGTAGAACTGGCTGATCACGACGCAAGAATCACCGCAAACACAAAAGCGATAAATCTCCTTGAGGTCAGGTTAACAACCGCCGAAGGGAAGATAGTCGTACTGCGTAGCGATGTTGATTACTTGCTGGATGAGGTTATCGATATTCAGGGGCATCTGGTCACTGTTGACCAAAGACTGGATGACGTAGAAAACGATGTCTCTGGCATTAAGAGTGATTACGTATCGAAAACCGTAACAGAATCGCAGTCTCTTGCGTCACCGCTGGATGTAAAAACATCATATTCAGTTGATGGAATTCAGGTTGTTGGAGCAAGAAATACCGGATGGACTGCAGCCACAGGTACACCTCTTCTTGGCTCATTCAACGCTAACCAGTCATACACGGTCGGCACTACGTACACACAATCCGAAGTCGCGGCTCTCGCTACAGGTTTGCAGCAGGCGCGGCAGCGTATTCTGGCGCTTGAAACAGCACTTAGATTACATGGGCTGATTGACTGATGATTACATTCAAACCAACGCGAAACATCGACCTGATAGAAGCAGTCGGAAATCACCCTGACATTATCGCCGGGAGCAATAACGGTGATGAATACGGCTACAAACCTGATTGCCGTTACTTTGAAGTTAACGTGCACGGGCAGTTTGGCGGCATTGTTTACTATCAGGAGATTCAGCCGCTTACATTCGATTGCCACGCCATGTACCTGCCAGAGATTCGCGGCTTCAGCAAGGAAATAGGGCTGGCGTTCTGGCGATACATTCTGACCAACACCACCGTTCAGTGCGTCACATCATTTGCTGCACGCAAATTCCGTCACGGGCAGATGTACTGCGCAATGATTGGCCTTAAGCGTGTAGGAACCATCAAGAAATACTTCAAAGGCGTGGATGACGTGACGTTTTACAGCGCCACACGCGAAGAACTAATCGACTTCCTGAATCACGGGAGATAGCCATGTTATATGCATTTACGCTGGGCAGAAAACTGCGCGGCGAGGAACCTTATTACCCTGAAAAAGGCGGGAAAGGTGGCAGTTCTGATAAAAGCACAAAGTATGCAGCAGAAGCTCAGAAGTATGCCGCAGACCTGCAAAATCAGCAGTGGCAGACGATCATGAAAAACCTTGCTCCGTTCACGCCGCTTGCGGAGCAGTATGTTAACCAGCTTCAGAATCTTTCCAGTTTAGAAGGACAGGGGCAGGCACTTAATCAGTATTACAACTCTCAGCAGTATAAAGACCTTGCAGGTCAGGCGCGTTACCAGAGTCTTGCTGCTGCGGAGGCAACGGGTGGACTTGGATCGACAGCCACAAGCAATCAACTGGCTACGATTGCGCCGACTCTCGGTCAGTCGTGGCTATCAAACCAGATGAGCAACTACAACAATCTGGCAAACATTGGCCTTGGTGCGTTGCAAGGTCAGGCGAACGCCGGGCAGACATACGCCAACAACATGAGCAGCATTGCACAGCAAAGCGCAGCTCTCGCCGCTGCTAATGCCAATAAGCCATCCGGTCTTCAGACAGCAATTAGCGGAGGAGCTTCAGGAGCTATGACTGGTGCCGCTCTTGGTTCTATTGTTCCCGGTCTTGGTACTGGATTAGGCGCCGCAATCGGTGGCGGACTTGGCCTGCTTGGCTCGTTGTTTTAAGGGGTAATCATGGCTACTTGGCAAGGAACAAACGGCGGATTGTTGGCTGGTATCGGTGGTGTCAACTCAAACGCTCCGAGCGTAAATGACATCGGCAATACGCTTCAGCTTATCAGGCAGAACAATGATATTGAGCGTTCAGGCGCTAACAATGTTGGGCTGACTGCTTTGCAAGGCCTTTCAGGTATTGCAGGGGTGTTTCAGCAGGAAAAGCAGGCTCAGCGGCAGAAAGAATTTCAGCAGGCGTACGCTAATGCTTATGCGTCTGGTGATCGCGGTGCTTTGCGTCAGTTGGCTACTCAATATCCAGACCAGATTGAATCCGTTCGTAAAGGCATGGGATTCATTGATGAAGACCAGCGCAATTCTATCGGCACCTTAGCGGCTGGCGCACGCCTTGCGGCCTCGTCTCCAGAAGCAATGCAATCATGGCTGCAAAACAACGCCAAGGAACTGACTCGCGTCGGTGTTGACCCTAATAACGTTGCTCAGATGTATCAGCAGAATCCTTCAGGATTTGGTGAGTTTGTTGATCACCTTGGGATGGCTGCACTTGGTCCGATTGACTACTTCAATGTTCAGGACAAGATGGCTGGTCGTGAGATTGACCGAGGCAGGCTGGCAGAGACAATCCGCAGCAATCAGGCTGGCGAGGCACTTCAGGCTAGAGGGCAAAACCTTTCCTATCAGTCAGCAATGACTGGACACGGACTTGCAGCAGAAAGACTGGCACTTGATAAGCAGAAATTCGGTTTTGAAGTACAACAGGCACAAAAGAAGGCCGATGAACTTATTAATGCTGCGCCAAAACTATCCGTGAACATGGAAAAGGCTATAGAAAAATCAGCAGGTGATGCGGCAGCTAGTCGTAATGCTGCCGATTCAATGACAACGCTTGCTGACACGCTTGAGAAGGAGAAGCCAACTCCTGGTTTGTTCGGTAACGCTGAAAATATGTTCACTAAGCTTACGGGGCAAGATAACTACCTCCGAGATATGCGGATTAGATTCAACCAACTAGCCAATGCGCAGGCAACCAAGCTTCTCCCTCCCGGCCCTGCATCAGATAAGGATATTGAGTTTGCAAGGAAAGGCATTCCAAGCGAAACGGATAATCCAATGGTCATGGCTCGATGGTTAAGGGGTATGGCAAAAATGGAAAGTAATAACGCGAAGTTCAACGAGTTTAGGTCAGAGTGGATGAGTGCAAACGGCAGCCCAGGACAATCTGATCGCAACCGAAACATCATGGGGATGGATGTTAAGAAGGGTGAATCATTGAACTCTGCGGCAAAACGTTTTCTTTCCTCAAGTTATGGAGATAGCCAACCTCAACAGCAATTGTCCGATGACGAATTAATTAGCAAATATCTCGGAGGGCAGTAATGGCCTATAGTCGTGAACAATTGATGACGGCGTTAAGGAATGCTGATGCTGCTGGTGATACTGAGGGAGCACGTCGCATTGCTCAGATGCTGTCTTCTGGTGATCAATCCACTCAAAACCAATCGCAGCCAGAAGAACAATCTCTGGTAGAAAAAGCTACTGACTTGCTCACTGGTGGTCAAAGTGCAGGGCAAATTGCAGAGCAGGCTGGTCGTGGTCTGGTAAATATACCATTTGACGTATTGCAGGGTGGCGCAAGTCTGATTAATGCAATCAGCCAGGGGCTTGGTGGCCCCAAGGTTTTGGACGATGTCTATCGTCCAGTAGATCGACCAACAGACCCTTATGCGCAAGCTGGAGAAACAATTGGCGGGTATTTAGTTCCAGGAGTTGGAACGGCAGGAAGCATGGCTATTGGATCACTGGCAGAGGCCGCAAATCAGAAAGGCGATTTCGCACAAAATGCAGCTAAAAATGCCGGAGTTAACCTTGCCGCTCAGGGTGTTCTTTCCGCAGCAGCAAAGGGAATAGGGCGTGGAATAACGGCTATAAAAGGTGATATTGCGCCAGAAGTGGCGAAGAAAATTGCCACATCAGAATCGATGGGCGTGACACCAATGACATCTGATGTTATCCCGCCGAAAAATGCTTTCACTCGCGGCCTTACTCAGGATGCCGAGGGGGCTTTGCTCGGGACAGGCTCAAAGCGAGCGGAGCAATATGCAACGCGTAGTAAGCTGGTAAGCAATTATTTTGACCGTTTTGGTGAGTACAACCCTGATGATGTGGTGAAATCTCTGACCACCACGTTAAGGGGGCGGAAGGATGCTGCTGGCGCTGTTATCAATGACGTCACCAATAAAATGGGTAATGCCGCAGTTGATACCACAAATACCATGAATGCTCTGAATACAGCGATCGCAAGACAGGAACGGCTTGGGACTTCAGCCAATCAAAGCCTGCTTACATCCTTGCGTAACCTACGTGAAGAATTAGCAAACCCTGCAACTGATTTGGATGTTACGTTTGATCTCTTGCGTCAGCACAGAACAGCATTTAGATCTAATGTTCAGGGAGATGCTATGGTCTTCCCCAACCAGGCAAAAGCAGCTACCAATATGGTAGAGAATGCAATGTCAAAAGACCTTCGTAACGCAGTTGCTAAAAACCTCGGTGCATCAGACGCAGCAAAATACCTTAAAGCAAATTCCGATTATGCAAACGTTTATAATAAGGTGCTTAATAAAAACATTGCCAACAAGCTCAACAAGGCAAGCAGTGAAGCCAGTCCTGAACTTATAAATACCGTTGTATTAAGCAGAAAACCATCTGACGTGAAACGAATCTGGAGCGCACTGGATGATAAAGGGAAAGATGCTATGCGTGCAGCTTACGTCAGCAAAATAGCGGAAAAGGCCGGTGACTCTCCAGCCAAGTTCATCACTGAAGTTAATAAGCTGAAATCTCAGTCAGGAGGTGAAATTTACAACACTATTTTTTCTGGAAAGCACATGAAAGAACTTGATGCTCTTAATGAAGTTCTACAGCAAACAGCAAGGTCAGACACCGCAAATGTAGTAACTCAGACGGGGCAATCGCAAGCCAACAGGATAAGGACGATTGGCGCAACTGCGACTCTTGGCGTATCAATGGGGCTTGAGGCTGGTTTCGGTGCAATGATGCGCTTGTATGAGTCCAAAGCAGCAAGGAATGCGCTCTTACGTCTGGCAAACACTAAAGCTGGAACGCCAGCCTATGAAAGAGCGCTGAATAACGCCGCAAATGCCATCAGACCAATACTGATCCTACCCACGTAATATGGACACAGGCCTAAGCGAGGTTCTTGTTTTCAAATTGTTCCGGACTGAGGCCGCCACACCAACTGTGCCGCCGCCACCGATTGTAATCACATTCGATATAATTAAACACCGTTGCCCGCATTATTTCCCGGCTGATAAAGTGTTCTCCATGGATACATTCCACTTTCAGCGAATGAAAGAAGCTTTCCACGCAGGCATTATCGTAGCAGCAACCTTTTGCGCTCATACTTCCACGCAGATTATGCCGCTTCAGTTGCGCCTGATAATCTGCTGAACAGTACTGGCCTCCACGGTCCGTGTGAACGATAACGTTCCGGGGCCTCTTACGCCGCCACAGCGCCATCTGCAGGGCATCGCAGGCCAGTTGCGCCGTCATGCGTGGCGACATTGACCAGCCAATAACGGCACGTGACCACAGGTCAATGACCACTGCCAGATACAGCCAGCCTTCATCTGTACGTAAGTACGTGATGTCTCCTGCCCACTTCTGGTTCGGGCCACTGGCGTAAAAATCCTGCTCCAACAGATTTTCTGACACAGGCAGGCCGTGTGCGCGGTAGCTGACCGGGCTGAACTTCCGGGAGGCCTTTGCCCTCAGTCCCTGACGGCGCAGGCTTGCCGCCACGGTTTTTACGTTAAAGGGGTAACCCTGAGCACGCAGTTCATCCGTCAGGCGTGGGGCACCGTAACGCTGTTTTGACCGGGTAAAAGCCGCGAGGACAACGCTGTCGCAGTGTTGGCGGAACTGCTGACGCGTGCTTATCCTTGTCCGCCGCTGACACCACGTATACCAGCCGCTGCGGGCCACCCGGAGCACGCGGCACATTGCTTTGATGCTGAACTCAGCCTGATGTTTTTCAATAAAGACATACTTCATTTCAGGCGCTTCGCGAAGTATGTCGCGGCCTTTTGGAGGATAGCCAGCTCTTCATCCCGTTCTGCCAGCTGGCGTTTGAGACGTGCAATCTCGGTAGACATCTCCAGTTCACGTTCAGAAGACGTCTGCTGATTTTGCTGTTTACTGCGCCAGTTGTAGAGCTGTGATTCATACAGGCTGAGTTCACGGGCTGCGGCAGTAACACCGATGCGTTCAGCAAGCTTCAGGGCTTCACTGCGAAATTCAGGCGAATGCTGTTTACGGGGTTTTTTACTGGTTGATACTGTTTTTGTCATGTGAGTCACCTCTGACTGAGAGTTTACTCACTTAGCCGCGTGTCCACTATTGCTGGGTAAGATCATACTTGCCAATGATGCAACTGATCGCTAAGGGTTGATGTCATGGATGTTGTTAATTGCGAATGGAATCGCGGAACTCTTTGCTTGATAGAAAAGGATCTGTTCTCCTTAACTCATCATAGTTTTTATTAAACTTTCTTGCTTCACCTGGGTATCTGTTGAACAAAACATTGCAGAAAAAAGAGAGCAATAACTCACATATGAATGCTAATACCCTGAAAAATAAAGGTATAAAAAGAAGGGAAGGTTCATTGAAGTCTCTATTCCAAACAAAATAGACAATCATCCCGACATACCAAATTGATATCCCTATACTGATGATTGTTCCAACAGAGGTAACTACGATCCCGATTAAGTCGGACAGTCTGTTTGCCAGTAACTCATTTGAGTATCTTGCAATCATATACCGCCAACATTTTGCAATATCATCCTGATCTGTAGAGTCTTCTGGAATAGCTAGGCTTCTACATATTGAAGTAGCTCTTTTTTTCTCAACTCTTTTTGAGATCCATCCATTAAAGAGATACATCAACACCTGCGTTGCTATTCCTGCACCAAGTGATATCAAAGACATCCCCAAAAATCTCCATCCTGGAGATAGTGACTGGTACTGCCAAACAAAAAAAATTAAAAAACCCAATGAGCCTATGACATAGGCTGATGTATCGCTATATATATCTATTTTTTTCATTGAGTAGCCACTCCTTAGTTTTGAGCAGAACACCGGATGATAATGTGTCGCTTCCTAAAGGATATCAAAGCAACGGGATTTCAAGGTAAACTGCGGTTGCCAAAATACTAACATCTTCATTTCTAACAAGAATATTAGGATACATTGGGTTTAGGGATACTAAGTTTGTCTCTATTTCACCAATGTAAACCTGCTTGAAGCTCAATATTTGCTCTTTATCCAATGATGCTATTACATAATCTTTGCTTTTAGCTTTTACTAGAGGGCTGAACGTGACAACTGATCCTCTGGGAAAGCTAATACCTGAACTTGTAGTCATAGCTTCACCTTCAATAGTCAATGCAAATGCAGAGTCACCAACATTGTATATTGCCGGATGAAATCTAGACGATGAATGTTCACCTGTGTTTAGGTAATGCATAACTTCATCTAGTTTGAGGATTGGTATTTGCTTTACCAGAACGTCAGGCATGACGTTTTTTGTTCCAGGCCCCTGACCTTCACCCAGAGCTAACCACTCAGCCGTAGTGCCTAATGCGTTGGCTAATGCCTGCAATACACGAAGCCGTGGTTTAGCCTCACCACCCTCGTATGCAGCTATTTGACGTTGAACAACACCAGCTAATTTTGACAACTGCGCCTGCGTCATACCCCTGGACTGTCTTGCCAGAGATACTCTTGATGGGAATTGATCGTCAAAATTCATTAGTTCACCATAAAAAATTCATTGACTCATACTGAGTGTGAGTGAATAATCAAACTACAAAAAGTGAGATTATGAGTTTTTCAAAAACAGGAGTGCATAATGACTGAAAAGATATCTTCCATCAAGCCGCGTCAGGTTCGTTTTACAGAAAAGGTTGATTCACATATCCGCGAATCAGCAAAAAGATGCCATAGGTCAATTCAGGCAGAGATAGCTTATCGAATGGAGTTATTGATGAAACTTGAGGCAAAGGGCGATGTTGTCATCCAATAAAAATAGTGAAGCCCGGCAGTGCGCGAACACAAACCGGGCCTCTATGTCAGTAACCGTATGCAAGGAAACTAACATGAATATTGTAGCAAAATCAGATTACAACTTCCACGGAGTTGAGTTGGTGCCCACCCGTGATATGCATGGTGTTTGGTTTACATCATCTAATATTGCATCTGCACTTAAATATGCAAATAGCCGTGCAGTAACAATGATTTATAACAAGTATAGCGATGAGTTTAGCGCCGGAATGACTCAGGTACTCGAAGTGAGTACCTCAGGAAATTATCGCAAAAAAGTGCGAGTTTTCTCACTACGCGGTGCCCACCTAATCGCGATGTTTGCTCGCACTCCGGTAGCCAAAGAGTTCCGCCGCTGGGTGCTGGATATTTTGGATCGGCAGGCAGAATGCTCACCGATTGCAAAACAGTTTACTGACGAAGAACTGGTTAATCTCTGCTACTTACAATTGTGGATGGAGAAGAGTCAACAAATGTGCAAACACATCTACCCAGGAATGAAGCAAATTGGTTCTGAGCTTTCAGGAAGAATTTACGATATTGCATATGAGACTCGCTATATGTCAGAAGAAACCAAGAAATCACTTCTTCGTGAAATGAAGAATCTTGATACCAACAATTTTGTCGTAAAGAACGCTCAGCCAATGCTGACAAAACTGCGCGGCGAGGAATGGATTCATTGATTGGTGCGCCGGACGGCGCAAAAAGAAAACCGCCAGTGTGCTGCTGGCGGCCTATGTCACACCCTTACTACCACATAAGGAATGCCTAATGACTTTGAAGAATGTAGCAAACATCGGATCCGTTGTCACGGATAAAACCATTGACAGCCAAAGTCTTCTGATGATGGTTAATGAAGCTCGCAAGTTATGTGGAGAGCCATCAGTACGTAACAACAAATTCATCGAGAAAATTGAGGATGAATTGGAGGGCGAGACCTACACAAAAAGTGTAGGTCGGAAAAACGGGGCTGACATTGATGTTATCTCCATGACTATCAAGCAGGCGCTTCGTGTTGCTGCTCGCGAATCTAAAGCAGTTCGCCGAACACTTGTAGACAAACTTGAAAGTATGCAAGAAGCGCACATTAAAAGCGGTAAATCGTCGAGTGGACTTGTTGAGTATCGCCAGGCACGAACATTGAAAATGACGGTTGAAGCTGTTACCAATCTGTTAGATTTGATGCCAAATCTTGCGCCGGAAGCAAAGCAGACTGCGGCAGCAAGCATAATCAACCCGATAGTTGGTTTTAATGCAATACCTCTTCCAGCAATAGAAGAGCATTACTACTCAGCAGGGGAGGTTGCAGAGCAGCTTGGAGTAACGGCAAACAAGATTGGTCGCATTGCTAACGCAAACAACCTCAAAACTGAGCAGTACGGGAAGTTCTTCTTGGATAAATCTGCGCATTCAAGCAAACAGGTGGAAGCATTCCGCTACAATGCGGAGGGTGTTAAAGCACTACAACACCTGATTCATGGGAGCAATGTTGCATAATGGCAAAGAAAAGATATGGCATTATGCCGCCAAGAATCAAAGGAAGAGCCAGGGTAAAAGGAGATGCTGGAAGGTATCACATTCTTGGAGTTCTGTGGCATGAGAGAGCTTTAATTTTAAGTAGACCTCATGGGTACATTGAAAAGGTATCTATAGATAGAGTAGAGATTCTTCCCCTTACACCTGAAGAAGAAGAAACGTACGGACTTTTTGATAACTAACCAACTAAACCCGCTTAATTGCGGGTTTTTTCTTTTCTAAGGATATCAGCCACAACTTCTTTTACTCGTTCCGAGATTAATGAGGCCAGCCTCTCTTCTTCATCACGATACCCGCTTACAGGTGATGGTTTGGAGAGTGATTCTTCCATCGTAGCCACAATTTCGGAATTGATAGACCTGTTATTCATTTTTGCACGTTGCTTAATCTTAGCGTGCAACTCGTGCGTAAGCCTCAAGTGGAACTGCGCCTCATCGTATTTGCTGTACATCATCAATGCCTCACCAAATGGGTGGAATGGCATCGTAAAACCTACTGTACAAATCAACAATCGTACCATTTCGGTATGCAACAAACACCAACCGTAGCCACGCTGCGGTGATTCCTTGTATCTGGAGCAAATTAAATGACAGACATTACAGCCAATGTTGTAGTGAGCATGCCTTCGCAACTCTTCACTATGGCGCGTTCTTTTAAAGCCGTAGCCAATGGAAAAATTTATATCGGTAAAATTGACACGGACCCGGTAAATCCTGAAAACCAGATTCCGGTATATCTGGAACGAGAAGATGGTAAACATGTTCAGGTAGAACAACCAATTGTTATTAACTCTGCCGGTTATCCTGTGTATAACGGACAGATCGCCAAGTTCGTTACAGTGCAAGGCCATTCTATGGCTGTTTATGATGCGTATGGTGCACAGCAATTTTATTTCCCAAATGTGTTGAAGTACGACCCAGACCAATTTAAGTATGAGCTTTCATCTTCACTTGGTTCTGGGATGGTTGGCGTCCAGCCAATTGGAACTTTGTATGATCAATCATTGTATGTTACACCGGAACAATTCGGCGCTGTTGGTGATGGGGTTAATGATGATACAGAATCTATAGTGTCTGCTATGAAATACTGTTCTTCTGGGAAAATTCGTTGGGTAAGAGGTAAAAAAGGAAGCACATATCTCGTTTCTCAGGTAGAAATACCTGTTGGCATAAAAAAAATAAGTGATCTTAGCCTGATTGTCACAGCACAGGGTGGTGTCTGCTTGTTTTCGCAAGGTACTTCCGGTCACACAGACCTTGAAATTAGTGATTGTTCCATTAATGCAAATGGTGTTGCCAGAGGAGGAATTCTTCTTAGCGCAACAACTAGGTGCAAAATACTAAGAAACAGAGTATATGGTTTCGGTGTTGATGGAACTGAACGATATGGTATACGTATTGGAACAACAGATATCACATCACTAAACTTATACGATACCATAGAAGGAAATACAATTGAGATGCCCATAGATCCTGATAGTGGTGCAGGAACAGTTGGTATTGCTGGTATATATTTAGTAGCACAAAACAACATAGACACTGAAACTGGAAGTGTAAAATGGAATTCGCAACACAAAACCATTCAGTACATAACTGTGTCAAACAACACCGTTATCAACGGAACTCACAACGTGCAAGCTTTCGGGTTATTTAATGCTGAATTTACAGGGAATATACTAATTGGAGGTTCGCATCGTAATATAAATCTTGGAACTGGTTGCGAGCGTGTAAAAATAGAGGGAAATAGGCTAATCAATGCAGAATCATCAGCAATTATTTTTGGAGAATCTAGATATATACAGATATCAAACAACTATATACAGTCAGCCTCTACTTCTAGTTACATATCTGATGATGCAGCTATCCAGTTTGCACAAGGTGCATACAGTATAGACATAATAGGCAACATGATACTAGGTGACTGGAGATACGGAGTACATTGCTTTAACTCGCGATATGTTTCATTAAAAAATAATACAATAACAGCATCTGTAGCTTGTATAGGAATAGAATCATCACAGACGCTTAAATTACCTGATAATGCAATATACAGTTCCAGAAGGAGTGTTACCAAGATGATTAATGGAAGCACGACTGAGTATTCCATATCTGGAAACGTATATACACCTAACGGTGATTCAGCATGTGCTATTTATCTTTGCCAGCTAAATGGTGTTGTTCTTGGTAATATAAATATATATGGAGAAACAATCCATCAGGCTGGTAATTTCAGACACATATTATACTTAGTTGAAGATGATAGTTTAATGACAGGAATTTCTGCCATAGATATTTCAGCAAAAAATGCTAATTACTCACAGTACTATAGCATTAGGGGAAGGACTCCTTTCTATAAAATAGATAACGTTACCGCTCTTGAGGACCCATCTATTGAATATTTTGCTCCGGGAGGCACATCTAGTGCATTTGTCGGGCCAAGCATATACCTTGACAATAAAGTTGTAAGTTACTTTTCTAATGGAATTGATGGGCAAATAATACAAGTAAGAATGTCTATAGGATCAAAGTTAATTCATAATAACAAGCTTATAAGGTTAAGAGGAGAAAAAGATATAGCGTCAATATCAGGCAACACAATTATAACACTAAAAAGACTGAGTGGTATTTGGTTTGAAATTTCAAGGAGTATATAAGGATTAGCTGGAGGGTTTAATAAAGCATGATAATTATTGCGTGTAATAAATCACAAATTTAAACAATTCGTGATTTATTTTCTTTTATCTATGCGAAAATTACAAAATAATGGTGAGGTATTTTTCTATAAAGCCTCACCATCGGCAGGGGATTGATTGGAATGATGTTTTTTAGATGTAAGAAATATTTTACCCGCTATTTTACCCATTGGCGCGGCTTAAGAGCTTATTTTTGAATTCACAATGGTCACGATATAACCATCTTGCTCGCCCGTGGATAACTTTGGCTTTTGGCAGGTCGCCGGACTTAATCCGGTCGTAGATGAAGGTTTTACCGAAGCCAGTATCAGCCATGATGAATTTCAAATCAACCAGTGAATCAGGTTGTAGTTCGTGTTGCATGAGTGCTATCTCCGAATAGGGAATCGAACCTGCAAATCAGGCAATAAAAAACCGCCATCAGGCGGCTTGGTGTTCTTTCAGTTCTTCAATTCGAATATTGGTTACGTCTGCATGTGCCATCTGCGCCCACAGCATCCAGTGGTCATAGCAGTCGTTGATGTTCTCTGCTTCGATAACTCTGTTGAATGGTTCTCCATTCCATTCACCTGTTACTCGGAAGTGCATTTATCATCTCCATAAAACAAAACTCGCCGTAGCGAGTTCAGATAAAAGAAATCCGCATTAAGCGGCGTCGGTGAATTCAAATAAAAAACCGGCTTGCGCCGGCTCTCTCATCTTTCTGTCTACCCATGCTGATATCGATGGCGGGTGCACCTTTTCAATAGCAGCGCGAAGTACAGCTGTGCGTGCCAGTTTGTCGGTAATCTCAGGAAATCGCTTCTCTGTCTTCGGTACGTTAACAGCAACATTAGTAGAATCCGCACTGGCGAACGGATACATACCAAGAACTCTCACGTCGAGCATTCGAAGACCATGAATTTTCACTTTCAAATTACGATTGATATAAAGCTCAGTGAAAACTTCATCCATTCTCTGTTCCCACCATTTAGAGCGTATGTGCCTGTGTGGTCCGCAGTATCCAATCGCCACCCATTCAAATTTGCTAGAAAGGCGTAAAAGACGTTCAATTGATTCGTCGGTATGCCAGACCGGAACCGCTTTTGATTTTAGCCAATCAGGAACCAACTCAATCTGCTCGTCGTTTTCTGCCTCTGTCCCTTCGATAACGTCAGGTATAAGAAACCATTCAATTCTGCTGAACCACTTCCCAACAAAGTCGTAGAATTTTGCTCGTCTCTTACTCCAGTCTACCGGAGTGCCTTTCTTTAATGCTTTCATCCAGTCGCTAAAAGCACCGTTATCAAGGCGTATATCACAAGGGAACATGGCAATCTTTTTCATCTGCTCTGGTCTGGCAAATGAAACAAAAGCCCCACCATCACGGTAAAGGGCTTTAATCAGCATATCTGTAGGGGCATGCTCATCCCCCCATATTGGGCTGCCGTGAAAGTGGATGGTCATATTATCCCCATATAAAAGAAATCCCCGCGAGTGCGAGGATTGTTATTCATTGCCGATATTTACATTTATTTCGAATATCTTTACTGGGTAATCGCCAAAGTCATATGTTTTTTATTCTGTTTTATAAGCACTACTAAGTACTGCTTATTACAAATAAGAAAAGGCTGAAAAAATATTTAAGGCCACAACTGTGGCCCTAAATTTACTTACGGCACTGCGTTAATCAGATTACAAATACCTCTTTTGGCAGGGTCTGAATTCAACTTCTGGAAATTGGCGTTCAACATAGCAGTGTGTAAGTGATTCTCAACCTCAAAGAATAGGTCGATTTTGCCCTCTTTGGCTGCATGTTTCTTCCAAACATTCACTTGGTCATCAGCAATACGACTGGCGCAAGTGAACAAGAACGAACTGCCTCTAGGAATGGATGTCGTGCTGTAATACTCACCATCTACTTCTACATATTTAGCTCGGAATGACTCTAAGGTTAGCTTATTGCCGTTCTTGACCGACTTAACTTCTGCCTTACTTGTTTCTTCCTGCTCTTCAGAATGTTTCTGCGTCGACGTGGGTATCTCATTGGCCGCTGTTACGCTGACTGAACTCCCCAAACCTTTGAGGCCATTAATTTGGATAAGATAAGCCAGCTCCAGAGCCTTATTATCAGTGAGTTTTCCACGCATATTTACCCACTGACGTTGAACCATTTTTATGGTGTCTGCGTTCTCTGGGTTTTCTTTGAGGGCACTAGAATAGGCAGAGCTAAGCTGTTCGTCTAATTTTGACAGACGTTCGTTATCGCAGATTTTATGTTCGATTGCTGTCGAAGCCTTTTGGCAGTCAAAGCTGGCTGCAAATGCACCCGGCGATGCCACTAACAATGATGCCAGTAGGATATTTTTCATATTCACTCCATAAATACAAAAGCGCATTACTATAGCACTTAACCGATCGCTTATCTCGCCCGTTCGTCATTCTTATCTAACCAGAACATGCGACTGCCACAGCACATGTCGAGGATCGCTGCATGTCCAGTCACCGGTTGCCTCCTTTGCGCAACATCGCATTCAGATATTTGTTGTCATTAACAGAACCGAAACTCTTTCTCTTAAGCAATTCCTCTCTCGATGGCATTGGCTTTACGCGTTGGCGAATAATCATTTCTGCCGGAAGAATGCCGGGATTGTATGCAAGTCCTCTCATGGTAAATTCCTCAGTCATTACTGATAGCGCCATAGCGTGAGCGGTAATTACGCAGGCGCGGGTCGATATATTCAGGGAAGTGGGTATATGTGGCTTTGCGGAATGGTCGGATTGATGTCTGGTAAATTCGCTCGCGTTCTTCTTTCTCTGCAAGCCATATACAGTGGCGAAATTCCTTTTCCTCTTTCGTTTCCTGCGGTAGAGACATTATCAGGTCGTAGTTTTTTCTGAATTTATCCAGCACCTCCGATACGGAATTGCCGGAACAGCGGCGCGGGTCATCCGCACCATACAGAGGCGCTGGCATAATGGAATCCTTATGTTGCTACTTTAGAAGGGAATTGAATCGTCGTATTCAGGATGATTTTGATGATTGCTACTTTGCTGCTGTTGGCTGTTTCCTGAGGTTGCAAATCCAATCTTTGCATTCAGTAATTCAAGAGTGATTGATTGACCATTTTGCCCCTGATAAACATCAACCCTGATGTTTTCTCCGGTAATTTCTACAATGCCTCCTTCAACCAGAACGCTACGATAGTAATCCGCTTGCGCTCCCGGCTTGGCAAATACAACGGCGCTGTAGTTTGTCCATTCTTTCTTTTTTGTCTGGCGATCGTAATACTGAACGCCAGCACGGATGTTGAATCCGATATTTTCCCCAGCCTGAAACTCTCTTGCGGGCTTGTTTAGTCTTACAGTAATCGAATGTGCCATTAAGCAGCCGCTCCTTCTAATTCGTCTCGTCTGATGTTGTAAATGTCCTGCGCTTTGTGCTGCTCCGGTGTGCCTTCGAGCATCTTCCACGCTTTGGCGAACGCCTGTTTAAGCTCTTCCACGGTGTTTTTCTGCATTGCTGCGTCAGTGAATGCTTTTAGAACCTGTTCAGGTGTAGGTGATGGTTTTGATTGCTTTGCTGCTGCGTTCTGCTGATGTTTATGCTCGTCTGTATCTGCATCTTTCGCATCATCAATGCCGAACAAACCATTGAGGCAATACTTGCGTGCATAAGAGCTTGTGGCTCCCGTAACTTGTGCAGAATCCATTCCTTTCTTGCTTTCTTCCTCTCGTGCAAGAGCGGTTGCTGTATGACTGTTTTCGCCATCAGTAATAGTTGCCGTGGCTTTCACGTAATACCGATCACCAATCAACACAACTTCATCGCTGATTGATAAAAACAGGCCATTCAGTAACGGCTTAACACCCTCAAGAATGTCTTCGCAGCTTCTGTATTTATATTTGCCGAATGAGTTGTATTGATTCTTTGGCGCGTTCAGATTCTCCTGAATAGCTGCCAGCCTTGCGTAAAATTCTTTGCTCATATGTTTGTTCTCAGAATGGACATTCCCCAAGGAAATAACGCTGATTTAATACTTCGACTCGGGACAAATTAAGGCATACCCGCATTCCTTCGCGGTCACCATTATGGCGATACCAGAGAGCTTTCTGCGTGTACATGCGTCTCTGTAACTTGCTCTCCTTCACTGTGGTTGCAAGTGACATGAATATCTCCTTCGTTACCGATTAATTCTTTCATCTGA